GGGAGTTCATGTTCGCCAGCGTCGAGCTGCAGGGCAATGCCTATGCCGAGATCGTGCGGAACGGTGCGGGGAACATCACGGCGCTGCTGCCGGTGCTCAATCCCAGCGGCGTTACCGTTCGTCGCCTTGAGGATGGCGACAAGCAGTATAGCTGGACGGCCGATGGCTTGGCCAAGGTTTGCCGCCAGTCCGACATGCTGCATATCCGCGGCATGGGCGGCGACGGGCTGAAAGGGGCGTCGACGCTTTCGGTCTGTGCACGCACCTTCTCGGCCGCGACCACCACCGATACGCTGGCGCGCAAGGTCTTCGAGAACGGCGTGATGCCCAGCGGCTTTCTTGAGACCGACAAGCCGCTGAGCGGTGAGCAGCGGGCGGTGCTGGAAAGCCTGCTTCAGGACAAGTTCGTGGGCGCGATCAATGCTGGTCGGCCGATGCTGCTCGACAACGGGCTGAAATGGAATTCGCTGTCGATCAACCCTGAAGATGCGCAGCTGCTGGAAAGCCGCAAGTTCAGCGGCGAGGAAATCTGCCGGATCTTCGGCGTGCCGCCCGGCATGGTCGGTTATGGAGACAAATCCAGCAACTGGGGCACCGGTAAGGAAGTCGATGTCCTGGGCTTTGAAAAATTCACGCTGCGCAAGCGACTGCGCCGATTCGAGCGGGCGCTGACCAAGCAGCTGCTGACGCGCGTCGAGCGGCAGTCCGGCGCGTACATCAAGTTCAATATCGAGGGCCTGTTGCGCGGCGACAGCGCTGGCCGTGCGACGTTCTACCAGATCATGGTGCGCCTCGGCGTGCTGACCCGCAACGAGGCGCGACGCCTTGAAAACCTGCCGCCGATCGAGGGCGGCGATGTTCCGATCGTGCAGATGCAGGACATTCCGCTGGCGCAGGCCGTCAGCGGCACCGATGGAGGTAACGGCCAGTGAGGACCAAACAGGGCGCGCCGGTGCTCGAGCTCAAGGCGCTGGGCGACGACGGGCAGATTGCTGGCTATGGCGCGGTGTTCGGCAATCGTGACAGCTATGGCGACGTAATTCTGCCGGGGGCGTTCAAGCGCAGCCTCGCCGATCATAAGCGGCAGAAGTCCCGCCCGAAGATGTTCTGGCAGCACGATCCCCATCAGCCGATCGGGAGCTGGACCGAGATCGTCGAGGACGACAAGGGTCTGCTGGTCACCGGTCAGCTCAACATGGATGTGCAGCGTGGCCGGGAGGCATATGCCCTGCTTAAGGCGGAGGACATTGACGGTCTGTCGATCGGCTATCGGGTGATCAAAGCGAGCGAAGACGAGACCGAGAAGGTCATGCTGCTGAAGGAATTGACGCTGGTCGAGGTGTCGGTGGTCAGCCAGCCCGCCAATTCGCTGGCGACAGTCAGCGCCGTCAAGGCAGCAGAACTTGAGGATTTGCGCGCAAGGCTCGCCGCCGGGGACCGGCTACAGCGGCGCGAGATGGAAGAGCTGATGAAGGAATTCTTCGGCTTCACCAACAGCGAGGCGGAGCGCGCGTCGGGCGCTCTGCTGGCTGGCGAGCAGGGGGCCCCTGCCCAAACCGACCCGGAAGCTGATTTTTGGGCCGCGCTCTTCGACGCCGAAATTGTCGATCTGACAGGTGAGCCGGACTGACCGGCCACAGCAAAGGGAATCCAGATCATGAAAAAGACCTATGCCTTTATCGGGGCGCTGTTTGCGTGCGCCCTTTCCATTTTCGCGGGCGCCGTGCCTGCGTTTGCCATCGATGGCAGCACCGCAGCCGGTATCTCGTCACTCGCGCTTGCCGGTTCGCTTGGCGCTGTCGGTGGCGGACGTATCCTGATGACTGCAGCCGAGCGCTCCATGGGGCGGCTTATGCGTGGCCCGGATCATAATGCTGGTACGCAGTCGAAAACCGCCGCTGAAATCGCAGCTGAAACCAAGGCCGCGTTCGACAAGCGCCATGACGAGGTGAAGGCCATTGCCGAAAAGGCGCTGGCTGAAGCCGAGGCCGGCAAGAGCATGACCAGCACCGCCAAGGAACTGGCCGACCAGGCCATTGCGGCCCTGACGGAAGCCAAGGCGCGGCTCGACGATATCGAGCAGAAGCAAGCACGGCAGGGTGGCGAAGGCGATGCCGACCAGACCGCTGGCCAGCGCTTCCTCGCCGACGAGCGGTTCAAGGCCTTTGCTGCCGAAACCCGCCCGCGTGGCCGCATTCTGGTCGATGTGAAGGACATCTCTTCTCTGACCACCGATGCTGCCGGTTCGGTTGGCGCCCTGATCCAGCCCCAGCGGGCAACGCCGGTGATGCAGGCCCAGCGGCGCATGACCATCCGTGCACTGCTGATGCCGGGCCAGATTTCCAGCAGCACGCTGGAATATGACAAGGAAGTAGGCTTCACCAACAATGCCGATATGGTGGCGGAAGGCGCGCAGAAGCCGCAGTCGGAAATCCAGTTCGAAGAAGCGACCATGACGGTTCGCACGATCGCCCACTGGATGCGCGCGAGCGTGCAGGTGCTGGCCGATGCGCCGGCGCTGCGCTCGATCATCGACCAGCGTCTGCGCTACGGCCTGGCGTACAAGGAAGAGGTGCAGTTGCTGAACGGCGATGGCACCGGTCAGAACCTCACCGGCCTGATCACCGAGGCGACGGCCTATGCACCCCATGCCAGCCTGGTCTCCGAAAGCCTGATCGACGACATCCGCTTCGGCATCCTGCAGGTCGCGCTGGCCGAATATCCCGCGAACGGGATCGTCCTGAACCCGATCGACTGGGCGTACATCGAGACCATGAAGGACGGATATGGCCGTTATCTGATCGGCAATCCGCAGGGAACCCTGAGCCCCGTGCTCTGGGGTCTGCCGGTTGTTCCGACCCAGGCGATGACCGTCGACAAGTTCCTGGTCGGCGCTTTCGACATGGCTGCGCAGCTGTTCGATCGTCAGGATGCTACCGTCGAGGTCTCGACCGAAGACGGCGACAACTTCCAGAAGAACAAGGTCACGGTCCGCGCAGAAGAGCGCGTGGGACTGGCCATCTATCGCCCTGAAGCGCTGGTGTACGGCGATCTGGGTCGCGTCGGCTGAGCCTAGCCTTCGGGCTTGGCTTGGCGCTCGGGGGCGGTCGCAAGGCTGCCCCCGTTTTCGTGAGTGGGGTTGGAGCCCCTTTCACGAAAGCGAAGGAGCATGAAGATGGCGAAAGTGAAAGTCCGGCTGCTGAAGCCGTTGAACGGTGCTGAGATCGGATCGGAGGCGGAATACAGCCAGCAGGATGTCCAGCGCCTGGTGTCCCTCGGCGCGGTCGAGATCATCAAGATCAAGGCCGAGAAGCCGCCGAGCAACAAGATGGAGAAGCCGCCCCTGAACAAGGGTGGCGACTCCGACCAGAACCCGCCGAATGGCGGTGACGACAAGCCCGCCGAGGGCTGACCAAGGGCTGATCCAGTCCATCACAGGGGCCGCATTGCGGTTCCGCATCCCGGAGAAAGCACATGAAGCGTTACACCGTTTCGGTGACCACTGCCGCTGACGGCACGGCCACCGCCTATTCGCCGCGGCGTATCAGCGGCAAGATCCACCAGATCGAATATGTCAAAGGCGACTTTGCCGATGGCGTCGACTTCACGATCGAGGGAGAAGCCACGGGCGTCGACCTCTGGATCGAGACTAATGTCAACGCAAGCGGGGTTCGCGCGCCGCGTATGCCGACGCATTCGATCGCTGGCGTTGCCGCGCTCTATGCGGCGGGCGGCACCGGCGTGCTTGATCGCATCGCGCTGGGCAATGACCGCGTGAAGATCGGCATCGCACAGGGCGGCAACGCCAAGACCGGCACGTTCCACATCCTTGTGGATTGACCCTCTCAAATCCGCTGGTGGCAACATGCTCTTCACCCTGACGCCCATCGACGTTGCCGAGGGTTATGGTGAGGGCATCCTGCCTCTGGCGGATGCGAAGGAACATCTGGGCGTTCTGGCAGACGATGACGACGCATTGATCGAAGTGCTGCGCGACGCGGCGATCGATGCGGTCGAGAAGTATTGCAACATCCGTTTGGCCGAGACGACAGGCATTGTCGCGCGCTTTGCCGACTTCGGTCCTGGCATGCGCGCAGGCATCGGTCCTGCGGCCTCGGTCCTGGTGACCGGTGTCGCCTATGTCGATAGCGCTGGGGAGGCCGCCGACATAGCTGCCGGTGGCTGGCGGCTCGACGTGCTGGGCAACCTGTTGCCCGCGCTGAACACCGCCTGGCCGACCAGCTACGGCCCGGTCACCGTCACCTTCACCGCCGGTTACACCGACGACAACCGTCCCCGCGGTCTGGTGCATGCGGCCAAGATGATGCTGGCGCACTTGTTCATGCAGCGCGAGGCGGTGATCACCGGCACGATTTCAGGCGAGGCGCCGTTCGGCTTTCGCTTCCTGTGCGACCAGCACCGGTTGCCGGTGATCTGAGATGATGCGCGCGGGCAAACGGCAATTCCGCATCGTCTTCCAGCGGGCGACCGAGGGGACATCGACGCTCGGGGTGGAGGTCGATGATGCCTGGGAAGAGATCGAACAGGCCAAGGCTGCAATCAGCTGGGGCAGCGGTGCGGAGCGGCGCGAGGCAGCGGCGGAGAATGCCAGCCAGACGGCGACCTTCCGGGTCCTGTCGACGGTGGCGCTGCGCGGCGTCACCCCGCGCGATCACCGCATCGTTTATGAGG